ACCACGGAAGGCATTGCGACAAGAATTCTCGAAGGAAGCCATACATCCCATGTGCCATACCGGCCATCACTCTGGCCAGGACGTTGAGATTGCTGCGACGCAGGCGCGCATTCGTGCCTGGCAATTCGGCCTCGATGTCGGCTTGCGCCCTGGTATTCAGGGTGCGCAGATCCGGCGTATCAAATGCCATTAGATACTCCTCCAAAATTGTTCGAATTGATAACGTGCGACGGGGTGAGCCGGTCGAGAAATCGCGATCGACAATGCACGAATGCCCTCGCGAGGAGAAAAAGCCTTGACCACCACGCTGGATGAAACGCCGTCATCCACTAGCCACTGCAACGCGGCTTCAGCGAACTCCTTGTCGGAAACCAGCACGGCAGGCAATTGTTTAGCCGCTTCGTTCAGCCATAAGCGCGACCCGATCTGATCGGTCGGATCATCATTAAATTCGTCACCCCACCAACCGCGCCGGTCGTCGTCGCCTTGGTCAGCGTTCGGCAGCACGTCATCGACCCGGGCCAACTGATCAGAAAACAACGAAATCAGTACGGAGGTCAGGAGACCGTCGTCGTCGGCCAGCAGCAGCCCGTCAAGGGCCAGGTCCGCGCCCTGAGTGAAATCGATGAACTTGGTAGCAATGTCAGCCATCAGAACACCTGATTCGGCTTGCTGGTATTGCCGCCGGTTACGTTGTTTTCTTTGTGATCGTGGTCATTGTGCACACCGCGCATGGCCGCCTGAGAAACCCCGCCGCTATCACAGCGATCTATGATGTCGCCCGTAACCTCCAGCAGAGGGACCTCCATGCGCACTTTGGTATTGGCCTTGACCAGGATGGAGCCGTCTCGCTTGAGAACGATATATTTTCCCAAGTCGTCATACATCGCGCACTCGCCGCCGGCCAGGGTAACGGTGTAACGACGGTCATCTAGGCACAGAATTACCGTGTGGTCGCGATTGCCACCTAGCGACAGCAAAACACCTTCGGCACCCGGCAATGGCTGGGAGCGAAAACCGTACTGTTGAAAGATTTCGGCCCCGTCGCGCACTTCGCCATCTAGCCCCTTCATCTGCGCCGTGAAGGCGTCAGACATCAGCGACAGCACCGCGCGGCCGGTCAACATGCGCAGCTTTCGTTGCCATTCCATCAGGGCTCCTCATCCGTCGACAATCCGGTCTCGGCGTCGATGGCGGCCTCACTGCTGCCGGCCATACCTTTACGGCGTGCTCGTTCCCTAGCGCCGCGATTGCTCTCAACGCCGTTGCGCCCTTTGATTTTCTGATTCAACCTGGTGCCTTTGACACCTGCCAGCAGCTGGAACGCGCCAGGAGCTGCCAGATGCAACATGGTTGTGCTTCCCCCGTCATCCAGAGCAAACTCACATTTCGCTATGAGCAGATCCTGGTGCAAGCCCAGGTATGGCAGATCAACCTCAACCAGCATGTTCGGACGCCATACCGTCTCGCCGTTCGTTGAGCTGTTGTCTTGATAGGTCCATCCTTGCACTTTGACCGTCGCCCGAGTGCCGCGTCCGCGCCGCACGTTTCGTTCCCACTCGGCGCGTGCTGCAAAACTCGGGCTCAGTCCATGCTGCTCAGCGATCACAATTAATGGCCGGTAGCGGTTGATCGCGTCGTCTTTGATACTTGCGCGCCCGTGCGCTACCTGGCTGCCGTAGCTGGTCGCACTGCCTTTCCCTTGCCCTTTTATGATGATTTCGCTAAAGCGTTCTTTCCAGCTCAACTCCAGCCAGGCATCCAAAACGTTAAAGCCCTGTCGCAATACAGCACCGGTTTTTTTCGAGGATGGTGCGCTCAAGATCAGGCGCCCGGTGCCGTCCGTTGTCACCAGCACCGCACGCATTCGCGCAGCTCGGTCGATTGTCTCGAATGCACGCTCCCCTTCCTCTATGTTGAAGCTGTCGAAGGCGGCTCCCACGTCGACACCGTCGGCGACCACTACCTCAATGCCAAAAGGGCTTGCAATGTCACGCGCTATCCGGTCGAGCCTGGCGCGCTTCCACTGGCCTGTTTTGAATATCGCCGCACAGTCGATCAGATCCATGGTCCGATCACGCCCCGACACCTGTATACCGTGTGACATTTTGGTGATCGTTGGCCTGGCGAGATCAGCAAAGCCAGTAATGATCGTTTGACCATTTATCTGTAACTCGCAGGAATCACCTGGTTTGATCTGCCATGGCTGCGCTTGCCCGGCCCACCGATCCATTACGCCCAACTCAAACGCGCCGGCGCACTGTTCAATGCCGGTTTCAGCCCGCAGCGATTTCCAGCCAAAATAAACAAGGCCACCTGCCTTTAGAGAAACACCCTGATTAGACAGCACGACGCACCTCCAACTCAGTGCCGCCTGGTAAAAACAGCGGGTGCATTACGGTGGCCAAAACCTGGTTGCGTGCTACCAGTTCAGGGGCATACGCGCCGGTACCATACAATCGGTAAGACAAAACCTGCGCCGGCACCGATGCCGACAACGTCAGTTTTGACAGTCGCGCCAGGTCGGCGCCACGCGCGGTAATGTCCTGCACCATGGCACTGCGCAGATCGTGAAGCGCCGCATATACGGGATCCGTTGCGTCCAACATCAGTTGGTCAAGTGCGTCGTATAGATCGGCTCGAATGGCCGTCGATTCATCCGCGCTGGAGAAAGGCAAATATATCGATGAACGCACGGCTTCGACCACTGCACAGCGCGCGACAGCAGAACACAATGCGGTCTGATTGGCCGCCTGCTGTCTGCGCACTGGCGTATTCGTGGGAAGTTCCGGCCTCGCGTACGGTGTGCCGGCCTGGCCATACTGTCCCAGCGGCAGCAATTTACGCAGCGGATTGGAAGGTTGGGTAGGACTTCCGAAATTGCTCAGCGATTGCAAACTCCCTGATGGGCTTATAGAGGAGCCCTGAGCAACGGAAAAATCGAATAGATTAATCAGCGCGCGGAATTGAACCGACAACTCGGTGAATAGTGAATTTGGTGTGGCCAGCAGGCCCGTGACGTTGGCCTTGAACATTGCCCCGGCGCTTATCAATTGTGACAGCGCCGCTAGATCAAAATGTATCGCCGAGCGCACCGAACTCACAACACTGGCGGCATAGCCAATCTCATCAATGATGGATTGCACTGACCAAGCTGGCGCGCCGTCAATAGAAAACATTGACGCAAAATCATCTCCCATCGATCCATATGCCGCATCAGCAGCATCATCAACAGCCTGTTGCGTATCGATATCGGTAGAAGGTTGCGAAACGTCGCCGGCTTCAACGAATGCAAGCGAGAACGACACCATTCCTCGGCGCTCGATAAATTGCTCGCGCAGGCGGCCAGGTTGCACCAGCGAGACTTGCATGGTTCCTAACGAGGGGTGCACCAGTGTGCCGGGCCCCGCAGTCTTCAGCGCGGCGATCAGCCGCTTCATGTCGGATATGTATTCGTCACCGATCAGAAAACCCTCGATCACGAATTCGGACGCTTTCCCTCCCAGATCTTCCGGAAATGGCAAATCCTTGAGAGGAAATTCGTGCACGAACGTACGCCGTCCCACCGTAGTATCGCCACTGGATACTGCGAATGGGACGCCGCGAAAGGAGGCTGGTTTATATTCGTCTTGATAGCTCAAGGGGAATCTCGGTCACACGATGAAGTGATGCCGAGTTTGCCGCCTTCGTCAAGCCAAAATAAGGGGGGGGATTGTGCGCACCAAGCCGACAATCTAGTGCGTCATCATTGGCCCGGTATCTAACCGGATGCCGTTGCCTGTGACGGTTTGCTGTTTAACGTATGGCTTTCCGGAGTCGTCGAATGCAAACTCGACCTTCAGCTTGGCGTCGATCGGTGACGGCTTCAGACCGTCCGTGAGGGCGCGCTGCATAGCCTCGATATTCACACCGGGACCATTCATTTGCCGTTGAATTGCCGAACTCGGAACGGCAGCGTCTGTCAGTGGAGAATCGATTGCCGGTGCAGTCGAATTGAAGCCGAAGCGCTTGCTGAAACTCTGTTTGTTCGTGGGTGTCGATCCCGACAACTTTGCCATCTCTTCTCTATGTGTCACATCAAAGATCCAGCCGCCCAGCGATTCACTTTTCCCGCCACTTGCCCATTTGGCAGCCGGATTGACGACATGGTCGTTCAACAGCGTGCCAATCTCCCAGCCTGTAGCGAAAGCGCCGACGGCGCCCAAGACCTTGCCATATTTCCCCATGCCGGCGCCGGCGGAACCGGCGCCACCTACGCCGCCGCCCGTCGCCGCAACGCCACCGAGCGCGGCTGATGCAGCTGCGGCATTCCTGCCCAGCAAAGTCATTACGATAGAGGCAGCACCAGCGCTCGCTCCAAGGGTCATTACACCTACTTTGCCGCCTTCCATCGCAGCAGCAAGCAACGGATATTTCTCGTACAAATTACTTGCCTTATCAGCAAATCCACCCAGCATTTTATTGAAACCATCCATGCCTTGATAAAGCGCTGCAGCTTTATTTTGTTCGTACATTTCTGCTTTGTAGCCGGGTTGTTCTGCTACGAACTCATGTTCCGACTCCGCCATCTTGATCGATCCGTCCTTATTGATCTTGTTGACCATGTCGTGATACGCGTCTGGGTTCGTCAGCACGCCGATGCCGCCGCGCAGCTCCTGCTGGTTATGGAATAGCTTGCCAATACCTCTTCCCAACAGAATGGCGGTCACATTATCTGCAATGCCGCTCAATTCTTCAGTTGCCGCCAGCTGGCCTCCGGTATCGCCACGCTTCTTCGCATCCTCAAGACGCTGCTTAGCCACGTCCCTTTTTTTGACAGCCTCGACATATTTCGGATCGCCTTTGCTGATCATGCCGACAATCTGAATCATGGTGTCGACAGCATCAGTTCCCTTCTCTGCATTCGCAGCTAACAAGTGTCCCAGGTCGATATAATTTTTGCCCGTGCGCTTCTGACCATTATTCGAAATCAGCGTGTTGCTTTCCTTATCAAAGGAAAACCGCTTCAGGTTGTTGGCCAAGTGCGACGAGTTCATCGAATTCAGAAAATCAGTGGTGTTGATCCCGGCCTGATCAGGCGTACCGGAATAGTCGACTGCCAACTCGTTGAGAGCGACCATCTTGGCCACCGCCGAGGATCCGGACATACCGGCATTTTTTGCAGCAGCGGA